ACTCAGAAGATCCTTGATGATTCGATGGTCAACCTTGAACAGTGGCTGTCAATGAAGGTCGCTGACAAGTTCACCAGGATTGAGAATGCGGCATTCGTCAACGGCTCAGGCGTCGGCCAGCCACGAGGCTTCCTGACATACCCTGATGGAACTACCCTGCCGGGCACGATTGAGCAGAAGGATTCAGGGGTCAATGGCGGCTTTGCTACTGACGGCACCGGCGGTGATGTGTTGCTGGATGTTATCTACGCAATGAAGCAGAGCTACCGCTCTGGCGCACGATGGGTTATGCCACGAGGCGTGACTGCTGAAGTCCGTAAGATCAAGGACGGCCAAGGCAATTACATCTGGGCACCCGGCATCGCTGCTGGTCAACCTGCTAGTCTGCTGGGCTATAATGTGGTTGAGTTTGAGGACATGCCCGACCTGGCCACTGGCTCACTGTCCATGGCGTTTGCCAACTTCGGTGAGGGCTATCAGATCGTTGATCGCCAGGGTATCCGAGTGCTGCGTGATCCGTACACCAACAAGCCTTACGTTCATTTCTACACTGTTAAACGTACCGGCGGCGATGTGCTGAACTTTGAAGCCATTAAAATCGTCAACTTTTCAGCATAAAGGGGCACTGATATGAATCGTGATAATTTACACAGCTCCCAGTCAGTATTGGCCGGTACTATGACATTGTCTGGTACTACTGCGAATTCATCTGATTGGGTAGATACCCGAGGCTTTGACGCTGCACGCTTGGCCGTCATTACCGGCGCTGTAACTGATGCAGGCGCAGCCGCTGGATTCTCTTTTGCAATGCAAGAGAGTGACACCACTGCCAATGCTGACGCGACTACCGTTGCCGCTGCTGACATTCTTGGGTCGCTTTCTGACCTGACTGTCACTGCTGATGGCGACGACAACAAGCTGATCGGTGCCGTGGGTTATGTCGGCGGCAGCCGTTATGTTCGACTGACTGCGACCGGAACAACCGGAACCGATGCAGTTGTTAATGTATTGGGCACGCTTGATTATCCGTCTCGCGCAGCCACTACATTTGTCGGCACTGGCGTCGCAGCTACATAAACCAATAGGGCCAAGGACGGCCTTAACCGGAGCCTGACATGAAAGCCGAAATCACCAAAGATGTATACCGTTGTGCACCGGAAGGCCACACGACTCTGACGTTTTCCAAAGGCGACACAGTAGATGGCCGGGCTGCTGAAATGGCAATCAGTGATAAAGCGGCGCGCCGTATTGATGGCCAGCATCCAAAGAAAAACCCGAATCCAAAAAAGAGATCCACACCAACCCCGAATTATACAAAGCCGTTTAATGGTCCATACAACGAGGGCTGATTTATGGCACTGCGTAACACTGTTAACTACAACCAATACAGAGGTAACCGGCTAGTGACCGCGCCTGCGGTTGAGCCTATTACTGTCGCTGAGGTTAAATCACAGCTACGCATCACCGGCACTGATGATGACGCTCAGATTGATTTGTACATCCAGGCCGCCCGTGAGCAATGTGAGACTTACACCGGGATTGCTCTAATTACCCAAGTCTGGAAGCTGACCCTTGACCATTGGCCCACTGCTCGGGAACCCTGGTGGGATGGTGTACGCCAAGGCTCAATCGGTGACCTCAGTTCAAGCAGTCGGGCAAGCGACATCATGCTCCCCCGCTATCCCCTTCAGTCAGTCGATGCTATTAACGCTGACGGAGAATCTGTTGTCGTTGCTACGACATTCATCACTGACACACAGCAGATGCCCGGCAGGCTGGTATTAAAGTTTGGCCAGATATTCCCTGACATAATCGACCGGGCCAATGCAATTGACATTCAATACACGGCTGGCTATGGGGACGCACTGACAGACATTCCAGCACCCCTACGGCTGGCCTTGATACAGATGGCTTCTCACATGTACGAACACAGGGGCGATGGATGCAGCACTGTTGATGCCATGGAAAAGTCTGGTGCCAAGAATATGTTTGATAGCTATATAGTTGCAAGGCTTTGACAAATTCATGGAGCGTATAACTTGAAATGCTGTGATCTGACCTCTGGCATGATGCGAACCGCTGTCACATTTCAACGAGAGACCGAAACCTCAGACGGCGCAGGCGGCGTCACTAAGGTATGGTCAACTCTACTGAGCACCCGCGCATACGTTAAGCCTGTGAGCGGTGCAGAGCGGTACAGGGCCGGGCGTTTAGAAGCTACAACTCAAGTTAGAATATGGATCAGGTACACCTCTGATCTGACTACCAGCGACCGAGTGATGTTAAACGGTGAGGCATTGCAGATCAGGGCGCTGATTAACACAGAACAGCGTAATCGGTATTATGAAATTTTCGCTGAAAGTGGGGTTGTTACCTAATGGCCCGCGTTGATATTGATGGCGCTGAAGATGTCGCCCGCAACCTGAGAAAGATGGCCGACAGGTATGGTAAAGCCGTGGCCGATGCAATTTATGAATCAGGTCAGATGGTCAGAACCTCGGCAATCAAATCAATACAGACAACCAGCCCTGGCCAGATCGTGACGAGAACCCGAGAAGGTGGCGGCACGTACCAGCACACAGCATCAGTGCCTGATTCAGCACCCAACACAGATACAGGCCGCCTTGTTAGCAGCATACAAGTCGAGGTAGAGCGCGGCGCAGTGTTTGTCGGCAGCACATTAAAGTACGCAGGTTACCTCGAACTAGGTACACGCGGGATGGGGGCAAGACCCTGGCTGACCCCGGCGTTGGAAGGTAACCGAAGAAAGATTATTCAGCGGATCGTAGATGCAACTAACAGAACATCCAGACGGCATGGTGAGGTATGAGCTGGGAATGGGAATTACAGGTAGCCATATACACTAAACTGACGGCTGACATTACGCCTCTTGTGTATAGCGATGGCGGCGTTCCTGATAATGTTGAGTCGCTTTATGTCGTGATTGGCAATGACACAGCGATTGAATGGGACACAGACGGCAGTACCGGGTTTGAATCAACCGTCACAATTCATACCTGGGACACAGGTTCCAGCGGATCATACAAGCTGTGCAAGGAGTTGATGGGCGATATATACGACAGCTTGCATCGTGCAAGTTTAACTGTTACAGGGTATGATGTTGTTGGTATAGATCAGGAATTAAGCGAATCATTCATAGATGCAGACGGATTGACCCGACACGGTGTTCAACGGTTCCGCATCTTTGCAAGACAGTCCTAACGGAGGGCATGTAAAATGGCAAATGAAATCCTTGGCCGCGATGTGCCAATATCAATTGATGCAACAGTCGTCGGCGTATTTCGTACCAAGTCGATGAACATTAACAATGAACCCATTGACGTTACTGCGGACGGTGATTCAGGCGTTCAACGTTACCTGGCCACGCCCGGGCAGAAATCGTTTGAAATCAGTGGATCAGCCATGTTTGATTCAACGGATGAGACCTTGCTTGATAAAGCGTTCTCTACTGATTTGATTGTTGCTGTTGACCTTGACTACACGACATTCACAATCGGCGGGGATTTCTTTATGTCATCTTTGAGCCTTTCGCATGAGTACAATACGGCCGTAACTCAAGACGTTACATTCAGTTCATCCGGCGCCATCGCCAAGACTGCGGTTTAACTATGGCAGCTATCTGGCATGACATCGAAATTGATTGGAACGGCGAGACGTACCGCGTCCGGCCAACACTGGATCTGATTAACCATCTTGAGCGCAAGCCTGGTCGGTCGATCAGTCAAATGATGATGAGGTTGCAGGCTAACGACCTGCCATCTGGCGCTGCCTGTGAGCTGATAGCAGACGTTATCAGGCGTGCCGGTGGCGACGTTACACCGGACCAGGTGTACGAGCAGACGGCAGGCATAGGTGTTGAGGTGCTGGGATTGGCTAGCACTGTCCTGGTGGCTCTGTTGCCCGATGTTAAGCAAGGGACCACATCAGCGACAGGCGCTAAAAAAAAGGCACCGGCGAAGCGAAGGAAGTCGACTGGCGCGAAATCTACGGGATAGCGGTTAGCGACCTTGGCCTGGCCCCGTCTGAAGTCAGGCAAATGACATTCGGGGAAATCGGTGCGGTGATCTGGGCGCGTCGTCGTGATAGCGAAGAACGTCAAGACGATGATGTTAAAGAAAGCATGTATCGCAAGCTGCAACAGATCAAGGGGCGCACGCTTTGACAATGCAAAATGGTATCCGGGTTCGCATATATGGCGATGATTCGGATTTAAAGAAAACGCTTGGCGATTCAGCCAAACGGATAGCGAAATGGTCTGCTGTTGCAGCGACTGCCGCTGCCGTGGGTGGCGCTGCTCTGGTCAAGTCAGGGCTTGAAAACGTTGACGCACAGGCCAAACTTGCCAAGCAGCTAAACACCACATCAGCCGACCTCGCAAAAGTTAAACGGGCCTTTGACCTTGCTGGTGTATCGCAGGAACAACTCCGTTCCGGTACTCGCGCACTAACCAACCGACTGTCACAAGCCGCACAAGGCACAGGCCCGGCTGCTGATGCGTTTGAAAAGCTAGGCCTGAGCCTTGAGTATGTTAGCAGTCTTCCTCTGTCTGAAAAGATTGATGCAATAAATACTGCACTCAATAATAATGTTGATGAAAACGAACGAGCAGCCATTGCCGCAAAGATATACGGTGAAGAAGCCGCGCTAGCTATTGCCAAGATCGACCCCAACACCATACGCAGAGCAGGCAAAGAGGTTGAAGCTCTTGGGGCTGCATTCTCTGAGATTGATGCGAAGAAAGTCGAAGATGCAAACGATGCCTTGGGTGCCCTGGGATTGGCTGCCGGTGGTGTTAGGGATCGGTTTACCATTGAGCTTGCACCTGCCATTACAGCCGTTGCCGAGAGCATTAAAGAAGAATTTATCGATGCTGGTAGTGATATGCAGACGGCTATTAAATCAGCCGCTAACGCATCTATAGAAGCATTTGCTACCCTTCTGGAAGGGGCTGGGACTGTATTATCTTTTATTGATAACAACAAGGATCTTACTCAGTTCGGCGTTCTGGGTTATATAGTGTTTGGAAAAAAAGGCGCATTGATAGGTTCTGCTATCGGCGCAACCTTTAGCATAATCAAGGAGGGTTTGGCTGATGTTGGAGTGGGCGTTAATGACGCAGAGCATCAAGCCAGACGGTTTTTAAACGTACAAGAAGACATTGCAAAGCAAGAATTTATCATACAGAGGCGCAGAGATAGTGCGGACCCTGATGCAATATATGATCAATTCAATCCTGATCCTGTTGCGGCTGCCGTTAAAGAACTGGAAAGACTGAAAAGGGTAGAGGCTGAATTACAGATAGGGGTTGATTCCAATAGTGAATCATTAGAATACTTCAATGCGTTAATGTCAGACAGTTCAGGCGTTGCAGGAACTTTCAGTCAAGGATTCAGGTCAGCGGCCTCCGCGCTTCGTGATCTTC